ATCCTATGCGATAGTTCCAAAGCAGAAGAATCAATAAGTAAAACTGAAAAGAAAGCTGAAGGATTAGGCTCTAAATTAAGCTCAGGCATAGTAACAGCTGGTAAATGGGCTGCTGGTATTGGAGCTGCAGCTGGAGCAGTTGGTGGAATAATGGTTGGCATTGTAAATAAAACTGCAGACGCAGCCAGTGCTATCGATGATTCAGCTCAAAGAGTTGGTGTTACTGCTGAAGAATTTCAGAAATATGCCTTTGCTGCTGAACAAAGTGGCATTGAAACAAGTAAACTTGAAGACTTAATGAAAAGGGCTCAAACATCATTTGCAGATGCATCAGAAGGCGGTAAAAAAGCATCAGATGCATTTGAAAGATTAGGAATTGATGTAAGTAAAATGACAAGCGGAGATGCTTTTGATGCTGCAATCATGGCTCTTGCTGATATAGAAGATACAACGACAAGGAATGCACTTGCTAACGATATTTTTGGAAAGTCATATGCAGAATTAGCTCCTATGCTAAATGGTGGAGCAGAAGGCATAAAAGCTCTCAAAGATGAAGCTGTTAAAATGGGTGCTGTAATGAGTAATGAATCCGTTGCAGCTGGTGCTGATTTTGGTGATATGCTAGATAAGACTAAAGCTATGTTAGGAGGTGTATTTAACAGTATAGGCACGCAATTATTGCCTATGTTCAATAAATTTCTAACTTGGGTAATAGATCATGCTCCAGAAATTCAAAGCATAATAGAAGTTGCATTTAAAGCGATTGAATTTGTTGTTGGTTTAGCAGGAAAGGCTTTTGATTTTATATTGCCAATATTAGAAGATTTATATAACTGGATAAAACCTTATTTTCCGATAATTCAAAAGACAGTTGAAACTACCTTTGATGCAATAGGAAAAGCCGTTGAGACAGTAACAGATATATTTTGGGGTATTGTAGATGCAGTCAAGACAGCTATTGATTGGTTAGATTCATGGAACGAAAAAGATGTTGATGATAAAAACTTTGGCGAAAGTGGAAATAATAATAGACCAATAAAAAGAGTTGATGGTAGCCACGCAAACGGTTTAGCATATGTACCATATGATGGTTATGAATATAGCCTAGCAGCGTAGAAATACGTTGCTGTAATCGGGCAAAATCGGTGAATTCTAAATTTTATATTTAAGTTTGACTTAATTATTATAATGTGATATAATCATCGTAAGGGACAGGTGATTATATTGAAATACAAAGTATATAAACATACAAATAAAATTAATGGGAAAGTGTATATAGGAATAACACATTATACTAACCCAAATGAAAGATGGAAAAATGGATTAGGTTATAGGCCATATACAAAGAATGCAGTCTCGCATCTACATTATGCTATTGAAAAATATGGATGGGATAACTTTGAACACGAAATATTATATTCTGGTTTAAGTTATGAAGAGGCTTGCAATAAAGAATTAGAATTAATAAGTGAGTATAAATCGACTGACAGAAAATATGGATATAACAAACACCCAGGAGGCCTTGCGGGAGTACCGCTTACAGAAGAAGCTAAAATTAAAATAAGCATAGCCAACAAAGGTGTTAATAATGGCATGTATGGCAAGACAGGAATACAGCATCCGATGTACAATAAGAAGCTTCCTGAAGAGTTTAGAGAAAAAATGCGAACAGCGCATAAGGGCCAAACGCCTTGGAATAAAGGAAAAGTTGGTATATACTCTGAAGAAGCTAGAAAAAAGATAAGCGAAGCACATAAAGGCAATAAGTATAATCTAGGTAAAAACCATACAGAGGAAACAAAGAAAAAGATAAGCACAAAAACACAAAAACAGTGGGAAGATGAAACTTTTAAAGAGCTGGTTTCAAAAGTTAATATTGGCAATAAAAATAATGGAAAAAGTGTTATTTGTGGCAGCGATGTGTTTCCTACTATAAATGAATGTGCTGATTTCTTAGGTGTTCATCGCAAAACGGTTTCTAGATGGTTAAGAGGAATTTATAAAGTCCCTGAAAAATACAAAAACTTAAATATAAGATATGAAAATACCGAGATAACCGAATGATTTAAAACTCATTCGGCATTGTAACGCATAGGTTTTGAACCTGTGCTTTTTTATTGTAAAAAGTACAGAATATAATAAACCCACGAGTGTCCGACACCTTAACAAGCAAAGTTGAAGGTGAAAATATAGAAATTATAAGATAGCAAATAACACCGTTAATGTAGTAAAAAGATCATTGAGTATTAATGATAAAATAAACGAACGTACAACTTGTAGTTTTACAGTGATAGAGCCTGACTTTGAAATAACGAAAGGCATGGAAGTTGTTATAACTGACAATGAAACAGTTATCTTTAAAGGTAAAATATTTAAACCACGCAGTACAGGGGACACAGTGAGAGAAGTTAGTGTTTCTTGTACTGATTTTTCTACATTGGTAGATAAACGAATCATAGCAGAATCATATGTCAATACATTAGCAGGTAATATAGTTAAGGACTTGATTACAAAATATTTTACTGAAGAAGGAATAACACAAGGTACAATTCAAGATGGCCCAACTATAGAAAAGGCTGTATTTAATTACGACAAAGGAAATATCGCATTAAATTATTTATCAGATTTGACAGGTTTTTTGTGGGAAATTGATAAAGATAGAAAGTTAAATTTCTTTGATAGAGCAACATTTGCTGCTCCTTTTGGTTTAACTAATACAAGCCTTAATTATAACAATTTAACAGTTGAAGAGGATGCCAGCGAATACCGTAACAGGCAATACCTTAGAGCCGGACAAGACATCTCAACTACTCAAACAAGAACCTTTAAGGGTGATGGAGAAACTCAGGTATTTGCAGTTGAATTACCTTTGGCTGAGGAACCGGTAATAAAAGTTAATGGAGTTATTAAAACAGTAGGAATTAGAGGATTAGAAGAAGGTTTTAGCTGGTACTGGCAGAAAAATGATAAGACAATTTCACAGGACAAAACAGGCACAAAGTTACTATCAACAGATACACTCACAATTGAGTTTAAAGGTTTTTATCCAATTATAGTTGTTGCTGAAAATCCGGAAGAAGTTGAATCAAGGAAATTAATAGAAGGTGGTTCCGGAATATATGAAAGTGTGAACGAAGAGCAGAGCCTTGACACTAGAAATAGTGCTTTAGATTACACAAACAAACTTTTAGATAAATATGGCTTCATTGCTAAGGTAGTAAGCTTTAACACTCATGTCAGTGGTCTAAAATCAGGCCAATTAATTAATATCCAGAATACTCAACATAACATAAACGGTAACTATTTAATTGAATCTGTAACAACTAGGGACGATGGAGGTATTACCTTATACAGTGTTAAATGTCTTGATGGTTCTAAACTTGGCGGTTGGGAAAAGTTCTTTAGAGCCTTAGTTAACAGCAATAAGAAAATGGTTATTAGAGAGAATGAAATCCTAGTAAAGCTAGTTACCTTTAAAGACAGCTTTTTAAAACTAAGCTTAGAAGATGAAATGTCTTACATACTACATCAATACCTAATTTGTGGTACAACTCAATATTGCGGAACGGATGTGATAATATGATAACAAATAATGCAAAGGCCTTAATCCTGGCAGCTACTATAGCAGAGAGTATAGATAATGTAGATGTTATAAGCCTATCTACAGCCGGTGACGAATTAATCAGAAAGGCATATCAAAATAAAGAAACTATATCAGCAACAGAGCGAAAATATACTTTCTATTTGACTGAGGCAGAAGGAAACGGAACACTAACAAAGATGAGCTTATACGGAAATGGAGCAACAACGGCTCTAGGTAGTGGAACGGAATTAGCAACACAAACCGTTAATATTGTGAAAACAAATACCCAGAGTTTACTCATATACTGGGTAGTAAAGGTGGTGTAATATGGGATATTCCAAAACAACATGGGCTGATGGAGTTACTCCTTTATCTGCTCAAAATTTAAATAAAATAGAAAATCAAGTTGAAGGCTTATCAACATTCTTTCATGGTCAAGCTACTTACACCGATACAATACCGGCAAATACAGAAATTACTAAGACTATTCCTATTGGCTCATCGATAAAAAATCATGGTAGGGCTGTATTTATAGCAGGAGATTCAACAACAGGCGCAGGTGGTGTAGAAGTATTCTTTAGCATTGACAATGCTTATGCGCACAGTTTATATAGCGATAAATCTAAATTGAACATTGACGGAACTGTTATAACAGACCAAAATGCTATACTTGTAGCTATTACTCCTGGTAATACTACGGCAGCACAAAACATTGATGTTACGGCAGCTTATATAAATAGTTCTAACCTTATTATTAAATTCAAAAATATCAATACAACAACAGCTTATGCTATCAACACTACTATCTTTTGGGAGGTATGGTAATGAAATATTATATCGAAAAAGATTCCGAAAATAGAGTAATTGCAAAAGGTATAACAGTAGATACAGCTGAGCTAACCGATGAACAAATCGAAGTTACTAAAGCAGAGTTTGATTTAATAGAACAGTATGAGCCTTTAACTGAGCCAACTATTCATGAACCAACACTTGAAGAAAGAATATCAGCTGTCGAAATGGCATTATTGGAGGTGTTATAATGTTTGATTTTTTAAAAAACATGTGGATAATGAAACGAATTGACGAATTGTACCTTATAAACATGGTTACAAAAGGCAGAATTACAGAAGAAGAAAAACAAACAATCTTAGCAACTCCTCAGATTGGAGAGTGATTAAATGATTACTTTAGACATGAAAAAGAAAGCAGCATCCGTAACAATAAATACAGGTGCTTTTAATTTGGAAAATGATATATTGACTTTAGAGATAAGCGTAGGTGATTACGACTTAACAGGCAAGACCATTACAGCAGTATTTAGTCCAAAAGCAGTCGAAACATCTCCATTGACTGTCAACGCTGAAGGGAAGATTCAGCTACCTATATACGCATCTGAAGTGCAACAAGGTGTTAATTATATACAACTTAATTTTAGATGGGGCACAAACAAGCTAGAACAATCTCCTGTTATGATGTGGGTTATAGATAAGAGTTTAGAAACCACAGCACCAGCACAAGAACAAGTTGACATTATAACTTATCTGATTGCTCAGTACAATCAAATAAAAGCCGATTATGAAGCAGCAGAAAGTTTAAGAGTTAACGAAGAAATAATCAGAAAAGAAGATGAAGAACTTAGAAAAACTGATGAAATTACAAGACAAACCAATGAAACTGAAAGGCAAAGCAACGAAGTTGAAAGAATAGAAGCAGATGTATTGCGAGGTCAAACAGTCGAAGCAATAGAGCAAAATTATGCTCCAAGACTTACAAGTGTTGAGTCGTCTTTGGCAGATAAGGCGAATCAAACAGCACTTGAAACAGAGATAACAAATAGAACAAATGATGTAAACACTGAAGAAGCTGACAGAAAAGCAGAAATAGCAGTAGAACGAGCGAGAATCAACAGTTTTACAACTTTAGTAGCAGGAAGTACGACAGGAGATGCAGAATTAATTGATGCTCGAATTGGTGGTGATGGAGTTACTTATACTAATGCAGGTGGTGCTGTTAGGAATCAAATAAATCAAGCGAAGAAAAATATAACTTACTTAAATGATGGTTTAATGAATATAGAATACACTGTTACGTTGATAACCAACAATACAAGAGCAATTTCCGATTCGCTTAATTTAAAGGTTGGAGAATATTATACTTTTACTTGTGATAGCAATTATCTTGTGAGAATTGATTATAACGGGGGTGAAGCATATGGTTACGCTTCTTCTTATACTATCCCAATAATAACAGGAACTTATATTATCCGAGTAAAGAAATCTGATGAATCAACATTTACCATTACAGATGTTAAGAATAATGTCCATATTACACATAAAGCTGAATGGAAAGAATCGGACGAAACATTGCAATTAAATATAGATAATGTTAATAATAAAATAATATCTCCTGTTACGGTTACTGTAGATATAAACGGTAGTGGAGATTATATATCATTAAGAACTTGTTTAGAAAACATCTCCCCAACCGAAAAAAAGCCTTATATTGTGCAAATACTTTCTGGCATATATGATATTCGTGCAGATTATACAGTAGAAGAAAGGTCTGCGAGTGGGTTTAGTGGACTATACGTTCCGAACTATACAACGCTTATAGGTATTGGTGGCAAAGAAAACACACAAATCAAATGGGATGGAAGTTTGGATGCGGCAAATACACTTATTTCTACATTAAACTTACGGAATGTTGCATCTATAATTGGATTGACCGTATATGCGAATAATATCAGATATGCTGTTCACGATGATTTTGCAATCGCAGGCGATAATATACGCATTTGCAAAAACTGTGATTTTATAGGGGATAATATAACATTAAATCATATCTACGGTGCTGGTCATAAGGGTGGAGCAGATTGGAAGTTTATTAACTGTACATTTACCAAAAATATTGGTACAGGTATTGATTCTATGGTGGTTCACAATGCTATAAATGATTCAAAAGAGAGCAATATAGAGTTTGAAAATTGCAGATTTTGGGGAACAGACCATGTTGCCGTATATCTATCTTCGTTAAATACAGGCACAACGGCATTGACACACGCTATATTTAAAGGTTGTAAATTATTAAATGCAAATTCATACATCCGACTAAATGAAAATAATGCTTCTTTGTATGGGACAGGAATAAAATTCAAAGTTAGTGGTTATGGTAATTCATTTGATAACACAAAGATTGCTATTGATAATACTGACAGCATAGATTATTTAAGCTATGTTGATTTTATTTAATTCACATAAGGATAATTAATCGCACAAAGGACACTAGAAAATAGTGTCCTTTTTAAATACAAAGAAGGTGATAAATTGGCAACAGCTCAAGAATTGCTAAAGAGACAATTTGACTTCTTGCATATAACAGAATATCACAAATTAGGATACAAAGGTAAAGGATATGTAATTTTGAACACTGAAGAATTAACAGACCATGGAATAATGACAACAGGAGTTTTAAAAACTTTTGCTCCTGAGGTGACTGTAATTAATGGCGGATTATATTCAAGGATATCGGATGGAGTTGTAGAATACTACAAGATAAAGATTAATGATGTTGACTATGATATTGAAGAAGCTATTAAGAAGTTCAATGTCAAAATAGTTACCACATCCTTATCAGGTACAACTCCACAATCTATATTAGATATGTGGGAGATGCTAAAAAAGAAATATGGCATAATCATGTTTAACAGTGCAGGTAACTATGCTTCTAAAGGTGTTGACGGTAGATTTGCAAGGTATGGTGTTGCTATAGCTGTAGGAGCTGCTTACATTAATTCAGTGGGTACAGTTACTAGGTATAGTTATAGTGCTATTGGGGATGAAATGGACTTTATGACTTTCTTAGGGTACGGTTCAGGTACAAGTGCAGCCTCTCCATCATTAGCATCTCAGACAACATTATTGTTAAATAGGTACGGAGATTTTACTCATGATGAGTGCTATGAGATTCTAAAATCTATTAGTGTTGATTTAGGTACTCCAGGAGAAGATGATTATTATGGTCATGGTATTCCGGTGTTACCATTAACAGATAAATTAGAAGTATTAGAAAAACTGAGAGGTGAAAAATTGGATTTTAAAGATGTTGAAGATACCAGATGGAGCAAGCCAGCAATCGATAGATGTGTTGCTGAAGGCTTGATTCTTGGTTTTGAAGATGGAACGTTTAGACCGACAGAGTTTGTAAC